AGTAACTAAAATAGTTGGTAATGACTATGAAATAGTATATGGTAATAAGAATTTACATGTCTCTGGTAATCTCAATATATATGTTAATGGTTCTGTTAAAATAAAAGTAAACGGATCGTGGGATGCAAAGGTTGGTGGATCACATACAACTAACAGCGGTGGAAACATGAAAAAAACTGCACCTAAAATCAATTTAAACTAGTAAAGTAGTTAATTATATGAAAAAACGAAGTTATGAGAAAAAATTCCAATATTATGATATTGATTTAAAATTCAGAAAGTGGGAATCTGTTATGAATAATTCTAATATTGATTGGAACACTGATTTAAATGGAAATGGTATATCTAATAATGACATATCTCATATGACTTCAGTCGCATCAATAAACCAATCATTAAAGAATATATTATTAACTAATATATACGAAAGACCATTTGATGTTATGTTTGGTGGTAATACTTATAATCAATTATTTGAGAGTTTAGATGATATTTCTTTAGTGTCACATTCTGCTGATATTATATATGAACTTTTAACACGATATGAAAAACGAGTAGATATTAATAATGTGTTATTTAAGGAGGGGAAATTTCAGAATAATAAACATATTATAAATATTACAATAGAATATGTCATACCTACATCCGCTAATGTAATACGATTTACATTTCCAATAGAGAGAATAAAATAATCATTATGTCAAATATAAAACTTACAGAATTGGATTTTGATAATATAAAATTAAGTATAATTAATTATATGAAGAGTCACCCGGATAAAACATTTAACACATATGATTTTGAAGGGTCTGGGTTAAATACGTTAATAGACTTGTTGGCATATAATACCCATCACCAGGCATTTTATTTAAATATGGTAGCGAATGAAATGTTTTTAGATACTGCTAAGCTTAGAGAGAATGTAGTATCTAAAAGTAAATTACTTGGATATATTCCGAAATCGAATAAAAGTTCAACTGCTATTGTTGATTTAATTTTCAAAGTAAAGGTGTCGGTAATAAATGATATGACTTCAGAGAGTGTATTTATAAATGATGTGGTTACTGATATTAATGGCAATCCCAAGAAGATTATTAATAATAAATTCCCAATTAATACGACTAATGTGTTTACCTTAAATTCTAATACGGGAAGGGGTAATGTTCATTATTATACACCTAAGTATGTACAATATGCTAATCGAGATAAAGATATAGTGTATGAGTCACCACATGATTATTATGTATATAGATTATCTAATATGGAATTGGTTCAGGGTAATTATGTAGAAGAGGTTTTTTTTATTAATAATGAAGATGTTAACCAACACAATCTTATATCTAATCAAGGTATTGACACGTCGAGCATGGTTGTTACTGTTAGTCCGAGTTTAACATCAATTGAGTCAGAACTATATACATTGGAACATGACAATATGAAATTGGATTCTGAGTCCAATGTCTATTTTTTACAGGAATCACATAACGAACAATATGAAATATATTTTGGTGATGGTGTATTAGGTAAACAGCCCTCAACTGGGTCTATTGTAACTGTCACATATGTTAACTGTTTGGGGAGCATCTCTAACAATAAATCTGGTAATATGCAATGGTTGACTTCTCCATCAATGATTCCTGCTCAATCAATTTCAGCGAAAATTGACGGCAAGACTTGGGGAGGATATGATAAGGATGATATAGAGATGATTAAACATGCAGCTCCTAGAGAGTTTTCTACACAACGGCGTGCGGTTACTGGTGAAGATTATAGACAAGTATTACGACAAATATATCCAAATATAGATTCTATTAATGTTTGGGGTGGTGAAGAACACATACCACCAATGTATGGTAGGGTTTTATTATCAATAAAACCAAAGAATTCCTTATATTTATCAGACCATGAACGTGATAATATAGAGTTTGAATTAAAACGCAATCATTCTATAATTGGGATAGTACCTGTGTTAATGAGTCCAACATATATTAAAATTAATATCAATACATTAGTTAAATATGATATACATTCTACTATATTATCGGAGCCTGATATAGTGCAAATAGTTACAACTAATATTATGGAATATTCGAATGATGTATTGAATAGTTTCGGAGAATACTTTAGATATTCTAGGTTTCTATCTATTATAGATGACAGTAATAGTTCAATAACTAATAATGTCACAACGGTGTCGGTATCTATCTCGTATGAAATTCATGAATCGGAAATAACTTATGAATTTAAGTTTTCTAATAGGATTAAACGTGGTACCGTAATATCTACTAAATTTAAGTTGATTGGAGAAGATAGGTATTATTTATTTTCAGATGATAAAGTGGGTAACTTAGTGGCATCTACTTATGATGATGGTGGGAATAGATATGACAATCCATACGTGATTGGTGATGTTGATTATGATAAAGGTATAGTAACTGTCCGTAATATTATATTACAGAAAGAAGAGGATATAACTGATATAACCATTACTTCTGTGTTAGTATCTCCTGATATTTATACAAGGGAAAATCAAATAGTATATATTGATGTTATTACATTGAAGGTTAGTGCTAGACCTAATGATATATATACATTAGATAATAATGTACATTCTGTTAAGATATTATGAAAAAAATGAACTTTATAAATCATATATCGGAGGATATTAGATCACAGTTGCCGATGTGGATGTCGGTAGACGATAATAGTTATGAATATGATAATTTTGTAAAATTCATAGAATTGTATTATGAATGGATGGAACGTGAATATGGACAAACTGATTTGTTAACACGGTTAACTGAATTTTCCGACATAGATTATACTATAGATGTATTTATTGATCAATTTAAATCTGAATTAGCCATAACAATACCTGATGTGATATCTTTACAGAGATTTAGAGATGAAGTATCTCCAAGAAATATATCAACTTCATCTAATCAGACATTTAATAAAATAACATATGAGTCAGACAACTTTATATCAAATGGTGTGGTATCAATATATGACTTATCATATTATGAACCATCATATTATGAAAACTTAGATGTTAAAGTTAAAGTTAAAACTATTAATGTATACATTAATAGTTATGATTTTATAGATGTTGGTGTATTAAGTAATCAAATTTCAAATACATCAAATACATATAGTGAAATATCTAATTATAATAGTAGAATAACGATGGATCGTGATGACATATTTAGATCATTGTCATTTAATCCTAATTATAAAGTTATAGAGTTACCCGAATTTACATTTCATATATTTGAAGAGGATGTAATCGACCCAAATAATCTTGGCAAATCTATGTCTCAAAAAAGACATATAAGTCATGTTATATATGATGGTGTATCTAGTGGGTGGGTAGATGGCACATTTTATGTTAATGTTGGTTATGGGGGTGGTGTTTTAAAAATTAAAGTAGAGAAATCATATATAACATCAGTTGATGTATCTAGTAATGGTGATTGGTACACTGATATTAAAATGACTGATGTGGATTTCTTTAATAACCAAGATAAAAATGGATATGGTATGTATACTAATTATTCCATATCACCAAAAATATATTTTACATATAGTGTAAGTGAATCAATTGATACTATTTTTACCAATGGATATGATGGTTATTTTTTAACTGATGGGGTATATTATGTGGACGTTGACGGTGGGGATAATAATGGACAAGTAATAATGACGGTTTCAGATGGTCATATTATTAATAATAGTATACATATTGGTGGTACTGGTTATACTACTGACTCTCCTGCCAAAATTAATTTTCTTTCTGGATATTTGACAGGAACCATATTAATAGAACATCCGGATCCAGGATACTTACAAACTGATTTTGAGTATGATACTGGAATAGTTATAAGTTATGGTAATATTTTAAAAGTTCAACCGGATAGTATAATTGGTAGTGGTGAAATGTCTATTGTATATATTTCATTTGATAATGGATCTACATGGTTGGATTTTATTACAAGTGAGTTGAATGGACCACGTTTACTTATACCAAATGAGGTTATAACTAAACTTAATGATACTGTAACTTTACGTATTAAAGTTGTAAATACTATGTATAGTTTTACTAGTTTAACTATTAAACTTTTTCAATATCATGGTAAAAGTGATTATCAACTCTTAGACGATAGTAAATATATAGTAGATGGTAATACTCTTAGGTTTTTAAATGGAAGTGATATTGTTACTCTTAAGTCACAAGTAGTATTTAAAGTTGAGTATTTAATTAATAGGGAATATTTTAGTGAAGAGTCGGCTTCCACCGATGAGACCACAATGCCTGTGAAGGCTAGGTATAGTAATAATAAACATTTTCTTAAACTTATGAAAGAGTTCTATAGAAATAAAGGTTCGGAGAAATCATATGAATTTATATTTCATGCATTTTATAATAAAGATGTGAATTTTTTCTATCCCAAAAATCATTTATTTAAACCAAGTAATAATATATGG